TGTAAGCCTTGGTTAATTGCTATATCTGTTATTTCTATTTCTAATAATCCTTTGTTATCCATTTCAACAACTTCATCGTATATATTTTCTAGTTGTTGCTCGTTGTGTATTACGCTCATGTTAATCCTTTTGGTTTAGGTTATATGCTTTCATTATTTTCTCGCGGTCATCTTTAGAAACGATCTTGAGTATTTTTTCTAGGGTGAGTCTACTTTTCCACCCTTTGTTTTGGTTTAGGCCGTATTTTTGCCGTATATCTCTTAATAATTGCTCTCTAGTCATTTCTAAAGCCTTGTAACGCCGTGTTTGTCTACATAGGCTATCTTATCCTTATCTGTATCAATAAGTAACCACGCGCCTTCTGTGTTCGTTTTAGAGTTATCTTCTGAAATGTAGGCATAATCGCCAGTAATTCCATTATCTACCATGTGCGCCCTGTATTTTGCGTATGCTTGCTGGAATGTCATAGTCTCGCCTTGAATAGTTGTATTAACAAATCTAATTGTTTATTGGTTAAATGTCGTAAGTGTTGCGGGATCTTGCGCCTATCAATCTTCATGGTTGTTGTTCTCCTTATCTTTAATTATTAAATACGCGCCATGTATACAAAAGGCCATGAACAAGGCTATTAATATAATTGCTATTACTTGGTCCATTTTAGTTCTTTAAGAAATGGTTTATTAGATATGAACCATGCCAAGCTTTTTGTTTGGTAGTTCTATTTAGTAGTTTATTAATTAAGTTTTTCATAATTACTTCTCCAAAGTATGTAAGATTTAATTACCTTACAATACTCATTATGCATATATTCACCCAATATGCAACAATATATATGTAAAAATGTGCAATTTATTACCTAAAATGTGCAAAATAACCTAAAATAAAGCATGGAAAAGGGAAAACCAGGTAGAAAAAGAAAGTTAGCAAGTCTTACAGAAGAAGACTATAAACAGATTAGCGCATGGGCTGGAGATGGCTTAAATGAAAGCCAAATAGCTACTTTACTTAATGTAAACATCTCAACAATTACCAGAGAAAAGAAACGTAATGAGCAATTCGCGCACGCTATAAAAAAAGGAAGATACAAAGCGGTGCAACTGGTAGCAAATAAAGTTTTTGAAAACGCGATGGATGGCAAAGAAACTTCAGCCATTTTCTTTCTCAAAAACCGCGACCCAGATAACTGGGCGGACCGCCAGGAAGTAAATTACAATTTAGATCTTAAGAATGTTCTCACCAGCGCGCGCTCTAGGATCATAGACCATCGCCCGACCTCGCTACCCAAGCGCACGCAAGCGCCAACAGCGAGCGCTAGCGAGGGCGAGAATGATTAACGGGGTTAGATGCGGGCATAGTTTTTTAAAACTCCCTTTTTAACTAATGCAAGCTCTCAAAAAATCGCATTTAACCCCCCCTTCGGCGATGTGGCGGTGGTGATATATGTATAACTACTCAACTAAAATTTTTTAATTTTTTTTTAATATGAAATATGGTGTAAAACTAGAAAAGGAATTGATGACCGAACTATGGTCAGGACCAATCAAAGACAACCCAGTAAACTTTGTTAAGTATGTATTCCCATGGGGACAGAAAGACACCCCCCTTGAAGAGTTTAAAGGACCAAGAAAGTGGCAAGAAAAAATTTTGCGAGAAATGGCAATACACATTGAGCGAAACAATGTATTAGATTTACCAGAGATGTTTAGACTAGCCGTAGCCTCTGGTCGTGGTATTGGTAAATCTGCACTAGTCGCATGGATCATTCTATGGATGCTCTCCACGCGCCTGGGGTCAACCATTATTGTTACCGCTAACACCGAACAACAGCTCAGATCAAGAACATGGGCGGAGCTAGGTAAATGGCTCACGCTCGCTATCAACTCACATTGGTTCACCAAAACAGCTACCACGATAAAACCCGCACAATGGTTTGAAGATGCGCTAATTAATGACCTCAAGATAGATACTGGTTATTACTACGCGCAAGCGCAGTTATGGAGCGAGGAAAACCCAGATGCGTTTGCAGGTATCCACTCATCATACGGCGTATGTTTGATTATGGATGAAGCATCGGGTATTCCCGCGCCCATCTACTCCGTCAGCGAAGGGTTCTTCTCCGAACCCACGCGCGATAGGTACTGGTTTACTTTTTCCAACCCGCGCCGAAACACAGGGCCATTCTACGATAGCTTTAACTCTAAACAATCCTTTTGGAAAAACGAACAAATAGACTCGCGCACAGTCGAAGGCACAGACCAAAAGCTCTTTCAAACGATGATTGAGCAGTACGGCGAAGATTCCACAGTCGCGCGCGTGGAGGTGATGGGCGAGTTTCCATCGGCGGATGACGATACAGTCATACCAATGAGCTTAGTCAAAGCTGCTATCGATAGGGATGTATCACTTACAGCTAACGCGCCGATTATATGGGGATTAGATGTCGCACGTTTCGGCGGTGACAACTCCGCGCTATGTGTTAGACAAGGTAATCATGTGATGAGTATCAAGTCATTTAAGTCTATGGATCTGATGCAGTTATGCGGTGTGATTAAGAATATGTACGATGAATCTACTGCGATAGAAAAACCACAAGAAATATTGGTAGATGTCATCGGCTTGGGCGCAGGCGTGGTGGACAGGCTCGCCGAGCAGAACTTACCAGTACGCGGGATTAATGTTGCAGAAGCTCCCGCGACTAAAAAGAATTATTTAAACCTACGCGCGGAGTTATGGTTTGCGATTAAGGATTGGCTGGCGCAGCGTGATTGCAGGCTGCCTAGTGATGATGATCTTGTCGCTGAATTGGCTGCGCCATTGTATAAATATACCTCTACTGGCAAAATAAAGATAGAATCAAAAGACGAAATGCGCAAGCGCGGGATTAAATCACCAGACAAAGCAGATGCACTTGCTTTGACTATGGCATCCTCTGCTGCAAGTTTTGGTGGAAGCACTAGCTTTTTAGGTTATAATTTCAGACAACCACTAAAATCTAGAATAATCAGAGTAGGGTAATTTATGGCAAAGCAATACAAAGAAGAAGAAATCAAGGCTATCTCAGAAGAAGAAAGTAAGTCTATTGATTTAGTCGGCGTGATTAAATCCGAGATGGATGACGCTAAAGATTTTATACACCAAGTCGGCGCGGAAAGAGCTGAATCCACAGAATACTATCTTGGTAACGAGCCAGAAGGCACTAGCTCACTACAGTCAGAATTTGTATCTACAGATGTTAGAGAAAGCATTTTATTTATGTTGCCGTCTATCATGCGTACTTTCTTTGGTACTAAGAAGATTGTTGAGTTTGTACCCAAAGGACCAGAAGATATCCAACTAGCCGAACAGCAAACTGATTATATTAATTATATTATTCAGCAAAAGAACCCAGGCTTCCAAGTGCTGTATGATGTATTCAAAGATGCACTTGTTAGAAAGACTGGTTTTGTCAAAGTGTTTTGGGATGATTCAGTAACTGCTACCACGCACGAATACACTAACTTAGATCCGCAATCCTACCAAGCGTTAATACTAGATAAAAATGTTGAGATAGTAAAAGAGTCAGTAACCAACGAGACGATAATAACTTTTGATCCTATCAGCCAACAAGAAGTCACCCAAGAAGTGCCTGCTAGTTACGACCTAACCATTAGAAGATTAAAACCAAAAGACCAAGTTTGCATAGAATCTATACCGCCTGAAGAAGTTTTAATATCAAGACACGCACGCGATATAGAATCTGCATCTTACGTTGCGCACCGCATGATTAAATCTGTATCTGATTTAGTGGCAATGGGTTACGATCAAGAAGAAATAGAACAATACGCAGGCTACGGCGGTAGTGCGTTAGATCCTGAAAGCTACGAAGAACAAGAAGCTAGAAACCCATTTGACAATATGGTCTACCCAGATAGAAACGATGCTGGCGGTAAAGATGTGTTATACATAGAACATTACTTGTTTTATGACTTTGATGGCGATGGTATTGATGAACGTATCAGAGTTTGCACCGCAGGCAACGGCTTAGAAATATTAAACGTAGAGCAATGGGATGAGCTACCAATATGTATGTTCTGCCCTGATCCAGAACCGCACACAGCTATAGGTTCATGTCCTGCTGATTATCTTAAACCAATACAATCAGCTAAGTCACAAATTATGCGTGACACTTTAGATTCACTCGGTCATTCAATCTTCCCACGCATGGGTATTGTTGAAGGACAAGTAAATATAGACGATGTACTAAACACCGACATAGGGCAACCTATTAGGATGCGTGCGCCAGGAATGGTACAACCATTTGCTGTGCCGTTTGTGGGTAAAGAAGCGTTCCCAGTACTAGGATATTTGGACGAAGCTAAAGAAAACAGAACTGGCGTATCCAAAGCATCAGCTGGCTTAAACGCAGACGCTCTACAATCCAGCACCTCAACAGCTGTATCAGCTACTATGAGTGGCGCACAAGGTAGAGTAGAACTTATTTGCAGACATTTTGCTGAAGGTGGCTTAAAAACCATGTTTAAAACAGTAAATAGCTTGGTAATCAAGCACCAAAACGCGCAAGATGTGTTTAGATTGAATGGTAAATTTATCCCTGTAGACCCAAGATATTGGGATAATGACAAGGATTTAGTGGTAAATGTAGCTATATCTAAGTCATCTGACGAAGAAAAGTTCCAAGTGTTAGCACAATTATCGCAAAAACAAGAACAAATCATGGCAACGCTAGGACCACAGAATCCTCTAGTGTCAATGCAACAATACGCTAATACTTTGACTAGAATGATAGAGATGGCTGGTTTCCAAGACGCGCAAAGCTTTATCAATACAGAAGTTCCGCCGATGCCTCCGCAAGCGCCTGAGCAACAAAAGCCAGATGCAGCTGAAATGCTTGCACAAGCTGAAGCAATGAAGGCACAGGTCAGCGCACAAAAGGCAATGATCGATGCTGAAACCGATAGAATGAAAATCATCATGGATGACGACAGACAAAGAGATATTGAAGAGGCACAACTTAGAGTCAAAGCGCTAGAGCTACAAGCTAAGTACGGCGCACAAATTAATATCGCAGAAATCAACGCAGTAATGGAAAGAGACAGAGAAGGAATAAGACAAAATGCAAAAGCTCAAGCTCAAGGATTATTTACAAACAATGTCCCACCACAAAATATTTGATATTGAAGTAATTGTGGATGACATGGTTTATGTTGGTAAAGAAATTAGAGCGAAGGACAGAAATCACGCAATGCAGATTATGTCTGTAATGTCAGGTGGACAAGTAACACAAGATTCTGAAATAATTTATTACGAAGAAAGGATGGTACATTAATGAAATACTTAAAAATAGCATGGGAATGGATTAAAAAGATCACCCTAAAGATTGTAGGCTGGATTAAATATGCCTATAACAAAGTTGCAGGTTGGTTAGATAACTTACTAGAACCTAAACCAATCATTAAAAAAAGAGGCAGACCTAGGAAGAAGAAATAATGGTAGCACCAAGAAAAGGCAAAGCAAAAGTAAAGATTACCAAGTCTGGTAAAAAAGTAAGTTACGGACAAGCAGGCAAAGCTAAAGGCGGTGGACCAAGGGTTAAGCCAGGAACATCTAAAGGCGATTCATATTGCGCTAGAAGTCTAGGTATAAAGAAAAGATTATCTAAGAAAAAACAAAACAACCCCAACACTCCTAACAACCTATCAAGAAAAAGATGGAAATGTTCTGGAGCTAAATCAAGAAGAAAATAAGGAGATAATATGCCAAGAGGACTATACGCAAATATACACGCTAAAAGAAAAAGAATTAAAGCTGGTTCTAATGAGAAGATGAGAAAGCCTGGAACTAAAGGCGCACCTACAGCTAAGGCTTTTAAGAAAGCAAAGAAAACAGCTAAGAAAAGAAAGTGAAGTTTATAAGTTACCTTATAGATAAATTTTTAGAACGATCATTCCAAAAAACAGAAGATAAACTAACACAATCTAAATGAACGACATCGTTACCTTGATAACCGAATTAGGTTTTCCTATAGCTGCGGCCATAGGTCTAGGTATGTTTGTTTGGAAACTAATTAACAGAATCATAGATGGTATGGAAACTAAATTAGATACTGTAGATGAAAAAGTTAATACATCACTCACAGCCATGGAAGAAAGACTAGGCACAAAACTAGACACACAACATGGTATTTTAGTAGCATTGATAGATAGAGTTAGATCACTAGATAATGAAATTATCAGACAAGACACTATGATTAAAACTATGTTAGGAGTTCCACAGTTAATAGACACTAACAAAATAGCTAAAGCAAAAAGAAATGACAAAAGGAAAGATTAGTTTATTAGTATTATGTTTATCTGTATCAGCAGATGAAATGGTACATAAATTTAAGTCACCATCGTTCTCTGGTGTTGGCACATCTGCACATTATCTAACTATAGAAAACCAAATGCACACTAGAAAGATGACGTTAAAAGCAGAGATAAAAGCGTTGCAAGATGAAATAGAAAGAGACAAAGAAAATACTACACTAGCAAGGTTTATAAGAAACTTAGAATCAAGAATCTATGCACAGCTATCAAGACAATTAGTAGAGAACCTGTTTGGTGAAACTGCAAGCACTAGTGGTATTTTAGAGTTAGAAGGCAATACTATAGAGTATAATGTTATAGACGGAATAATAACTTTAACAATAACAGATGCAAATGGTGATACAACGACTATATCTTTGCCTATTGGCAACTTTACTTTCTAGTTGCGCAATAATAATAGATCCGTTAGAAAACAACCTACCACCATTACAAAAAATAGAAAAGCCAGAAATAGGTTCATTACTTGTACCTGAGCTTGCTAACATAAAAGCAAACAATAAAGCCAAACCAGTAGTAGCTATCTACGCAGGATCATTTACAGATCAAACTGGTCAAAGAAGAAGCAACAGCACTTACGCAACTTTCTCATCAGCAGTAACACAAGCACCAGACGCATACTTAATTAGAGCCTTAAAACATGCAGGTATAAATCATAATGGTTTTTTTGAAGTAGTAGAGCGAGTTGGTTTAGATCATGTAACTAAAGAAAGACAGATCATAAGAAGCACCAGGCAAGAGTTTAAAAAAGATACCAAATTACAACCACTTATGTTTGCGGGTTTAATAATGCAAGGTGGCGTGATATCATACGAAAGTAACGTAAAGAGTGGAGGTGCTGGAGCTAGATACCTTGGAATAGGAATGTCTAGGCAGTACAAACAAGATACAGTTACCATCTCCT